GGGTGAGTGGGGTTCACAAGATCGTGAACCGGCTGGTGAAGTTGGGGGTGGTGAAGAAGATGGAAGGGGCTGGGAGGACGATCCGGCCTGTGTACATCAACTTTAGGAATCTGGAGTGACTACTGTTTCACATATAGATGTGGGAGGTGTCAAGATTGACACCTTGGCTTATCTTGGGGACCGGGTGAAGCGGGCTCGGAAGGAGCGTGGGTTAACTCAGGGTGAGTTGGCGAAGTTGGCTGGGTGTTCTGTGCAGACGATTACGAAGTTTGAGGCTGGCAAGGACATCTATGCGGCGACGTACATGGGCATTTGCCGCATCTTAGGAATCAAGATTACGTTCAAGCATGAAGTTGGATGACCTTATCAGTCAGTTGAGCGTGGCTGACCAAGAGAAGTTGCTCAATCAGGTCAGTGAATACAAGATGGCGCTGGAGAGGGAGCGGTGCCAGGGGTCGTTCTTGGCTTTTGTGAAGAAGATGTGGCCTGGGTTTATCTCGGGGAGACATCACGCTGTTGTGGCTAAGGCCTTTGAAGGTATAGCCGATGGGTCGATCAAGAGGCTGGCCATCAGCATGCCTCCTAGACATACGAAGAGTGAGTTCGGTTCGTACCTGTTTCCGGCTTGGTTTTTGGGAAAGTTCCCTGACAAGAAGGTGATGCAGTCCTCGAATACGTCGGAACTCGCTGTCGGCTTTGGCCGGAAGGTCCGGAACTTGGTGGATTCGGAGCAGTACCACGAGGTGTTTCCCAATGTTCGGCTGAGACAGGACTCCAAGAGTGCTGGCCGATGGGCTGTGAATGACCGTGGGGAGTACTTCGCTATCGGTGTGGGCGGAACCATGACCGGCCGGGGTGCGGATGTGGTGATCATTGACGACCCACACTCGGAACAAGAGGCGACCTTAGCGGCTGGGAACCCCGGAATCTATGATTCGGCCTATGAGTGGTACACCTCTGGCCCTCGTCAGCGACTTCAGCCTGGAGGAGCGATCATCATCATCGCCACTAGGTGGTCTGACCGGGACCTGATTGGTCAGGTTCTCAAGGATTCGGCCAAAAGAGGCAAGGATGAGGAGTGGAAAGTCATCGAATTCCCCGCGATTCTTCCTTCGGGGAACCCACTTTGGCCTGAATTCTGGCCGTTGAACCTCTTAGAAGACCTAAAAGCCGAACTTCCGATCTCCAAGTGGAACGCTCAATATCAACAAACGCCAACTGGCGAAGAAGGGGCGATGATCAAGCGGGAGTGGTGGCAGATTTGGGAGAAAGACGACCCTCCGCAGTGCGAATTCATCATCCAATCTTGGGATACGGCCTTCACGAAGAACGAAAGGTCCGACTTTTCGGCCTGTACGACCTGGGGCGTCTTCAATAAGGACGAGAATGAACGCGATCCCCACCTGATCTTGTTGGACGCCTTCCAAAAACGGATGGAATTTCCCGAACTGAAGGACAAAGCCTACGAGATGTACAAGGAGTGGGAGCCCGATGTGTGTCTCATCGAAGCAAAAGCCGCCGGAGCGCCGCTTATTTACGAATTGCGGCAGATGGGGCTTATTGTTTCTGAGTACACCCCAACAAGGGGGACGAAAAAAGTCCCAAACGACAAGTTTGCTCGCCTGAGTTCGGTGGCCGACATCTTCAGATCAGGAAAAGTGTGGATTCCCGACAGGAGATGGGCTCACGAGGTGGTCGAACAGATGGCTGCTTTCCCAAATGCGGAGCACGACGACTTGGTGGATTCGACCGTACAGGCTATGCTTCGCTTTAGGTCCGGCGGTTTGATCAAACTCGAATCAGACGAGAGAGATGAACCCTTCGTTCAGCCGCGCAAGGCGGCGTATTACTGAGGATTAACATGGCAACCAATATCGACCCGGCAATGGTTCCCCTCCTCCCAGAAGAGATGGGAGATGAACCAATGGTTGAGATTGAAATTGAAGACCCCGAATCTGTCAAGATCGGGATGGGCGGGTTGGAGATCGAATTGGAGCCGGAAGCAGAAACTGCCGAAGACTTTGATGCCAACCTCGCGGAATACATGGACGACGGAGACCTTCAGTCTCTGGCCTCTGACCTTGTTGGTCTTGTAGACGCCGACATCAACAGTCGCAAAGACTGGGCCGACATGTATGTCAAAGGACTCGAAGTCCTTGGCATGAAGTACGAAGAACGAGCAGAACCCTGGCTTGGCGCCTGCGGTGTCTACTCTCCTATCCTGACCGAAGCGGCCATTCGTTTTCAGTCCGAGATGATCACGGAGACCTTCCCCGCTCAGGGTCCTGTCAAGACCCAGATCATCGGTGAAGTAACTCGGAAGAACGAAGAGTCTGCCGACCGTGTCAAGGACGACATGAACTACCGGCTCACGGACGAGATGATTGAGTACCGTCCGGAACATGAAAGACTCTTGTACTCCCTTGGTCTTGCTGGTGCAGCGTTCAAGAAAGTCTACTTTGATCCTTCACTTGGCCGACAAGTGGCTGCTTACATCCAGGCAGAAGACTTGATCATTCCCTACGGAGCGGCTAATGTATATACAGCCGAGCGCGTCACCCATGTGATGCGTAAGACTGAGAATGATCTGAACAAGTTGATGGCCGCTGGCTTCTATCGCCAAACAGAACTGGGCGAGCCGGTCAGAGTCTTTACAGACATCGAGAAGAAGAAGGCAGAGGAGCAGGGCTACACCCTCACCGATGATGATCGGTATCAGGTGCTTGAGATTCACGTTGACTGGAATCTGAAGGGCTATGAGGATACAGACGATGATGGAGAAGAAACCGGAATCGGACTACCCTATGTCATCACCATCGAGCGGGGAACCCAGACCGTTCTGTCTATTCGACGAAACTGGGAAGAGTCAGACCGCCGAAAACTCAAGCGACAGCACTTCGTTCAGTACACTTACATCCCTGGCTTTGGTGCTTATGGCCTTGGTTTCATTCATATTATTGGCGGCTATGCTCGTGCTGGGACCGCGATTATTCGCCAACTGGTAGACGCTGGAACGCTGTCTAACCTCCCCGGAGGTCTGAAGACCCGGGGTCTGCGAGTCAAAGGCGACGACACACCAATTGCTCCGGGCGAGTTCCGAGATGTAGACATCCCCTCTGGCGCGCTGCGTGACAACATCATGCCGCTGCCGTACAAGGAGCCGAGCCAAGTTCTGTCGGCGCTCCTTGAGAAGATCACCGATGAAGGCCGTCGCCTAGCGGCCATTGCTGATCTCAAGTTCAGCGACATGTCGGCTCAAGCCCCGGTGGGTACTACCCTGGCTCTGCTTGAGCGCCAACTCAAGACAATGTCTGCTGTTCAGGCTCGCGTGCATGCAAGCCTGAAGATGGAGTTCAAACTCCTCAAGCAGATCATCCGAGACTACATGCCGCCGGATTACTCCTACGTCCCCGTTGGAGGAAATCGCGCTGCCAAGCAAGAGGACTACGATCTTGTTGAGGTGATTCCGGTCTCTGATCCCAACGCCTCCACGATGGCGCAGCGGATCATGCAGTACCAAGCCGCTCTTCAGTTGGCTCAAGGTGCCCCGCAAATCTATGACCTGCCCAACCTGCACCGGCAGATGTTGGAAGTTCTTGGTATCAAGAATGCCGAGAAGTTGGTTCCGATTGAGGAAGACCAGAAGCCACGCGATCCCGTGTCGGAGAACATGTCGTTTTTGACTGGTAAGCCGACCAAGGCATTCATCTACCAAGATCATCAGGCGCACATCGCTACTCACATGGCGCTGCTCCAGGACCCGATGGTGGCTCAGATGATTGGGCAGTCTCCGATGGCGCAACAGATGGGTGCAGCCATCATGGCTCACGTCGCAGAGCACATGGCCTTTGCGTACCGTCAGCAGGTCGAGGAACAGTTGGGCGTGCCGCTTACTCCGCCCGATGCTGAACTGGATGAGCAGACAGAGGTGCAAATCTCCCGTCTGGTTGCTCAAGCCTCTCAGCAACTGCTTCAGTCAAACATGGATAAGGCTCAACAAGCCCAGGCCCAGCAGATGGCGCAGAACCCGCAACTCCAGATGGCGCAGGCAGAACTGCAACTCCGGGCTCAAGAACTGCAACGCAAGGAGCAGGACAGCCAGCGAGACTTTGCCATCGCCCAGGAAAAGATCAACTTGGAGCGGGAGCGGTTGGCAGTTGAAGCCCAGAAGGAGCAAGCCCGTCTGGCAAACCAGAACCGTCAGGCCGACAAGAAGATGCGGGCCGACATGCTCAAGACAGTAATGAAGCCACGCCCCAAGCCGGGCATCCCCAAACAGTGAGGTTTAAATGGCAACCACTGCGTTTTCCGTGGTATTGAAAGACATTGAGGAGACTCGGGAATCCATCGCCCGAGCCCTTATAGATGGTGCGGCTCGGGACTACGCCGAGTACCGCAGTATGTGCGGAGAGGTCCGGGGTCTCTCTACCGCACACATGTTTATCACAGACCTCGTGCGAAAGATGGAGAAAAACGAAGATGAGTGAAATCCTCCTGAGTACCGGAGAAGACGCGGTGCCGACCACCCTGCCCGAGACGGCAGAGGAAAAGGCCAAGCAACTTCCCGATCCCTCGACCTACCACCTGCTCTGTGCGCTACCAGAGATTGAAAGGGAGTATGAGAGCGGGATCGTCAAGTCAGGGCAGACCATGCACTTCGAAGAAGTCATGTCCCCTGTCCTCTTTGTGATGAAGATGGGGCCGGACGCCTACGGCGATAAGAGCCGCTTCCCCAGTGGACCCTCGTGTAAACCGGGCGACTTTGTTCTGGTAAGGCCCAACACAGGCACCCGAGTGAAGATTCACGGGCGTGAGTTCCGCATCATCAATGACGACAGCGTGGAAGCCGTGGTGCAAGACCCGCGTGGCATCTCTCGCGTTTAAAGGAGGATCACATGCCGCTTGATCAAGAACAGTTCAAGTTCCCGGATGAGAAAGCCGAGGAAAAGAAACAAGACGAGATTCAGTTTGAAGTCGAGGACGAGCCCGAGATTGAGGTGGTAGACGATACCCCCCCAGAGGATCGTGACCGCCCCCCGATGAAGGAGCCCCCTTCAGAAGTGACGGATGATGAACTGGCCCAGTATTCAGACGGGGTCAAGAAGCGCA